ACGGCGCCTACCTGGTCGAACTGTCCAGCACAACGCCGAGCGCCGCCAACATCCGCGCCTATGCCGAGATCGTGGCCGACAAGGCGCGCATGCGGGATCTGATCGAGACAGGCACGGTACTGATCAACGACGGCTTCGCCCCGGACGGCCGCAGCAGCGTGGAGATCGTCGGCCAGGCCCAGTCCCGTCTCGGTGGCCTGCTGAAGCACCAGCCCTGCGACCTTGAGCCGGTGACGCCGATCATGCAGCGGGTCTACGAACGGTTGCAGGCGCGCATCGAGCGTGGCCCCGGCATCGAGGGCTTGAGCTTCGGCATGGACGAGCTGGACGAGATCACCAATGGCCTGGGAAAGGGGCAGGTGATCATCGTCGCGGGCCGTCCGGGCATGGGCAAGTCCACGCTGGCGCAGAACGTGGTGGAAGCCGTAGCAGTAGGGCAGCGCGTACCCGCCGCGATCTTCAGCTTCGAAATGCAGCCCGATGAATTCGGCGACCGCCTGGCGTGTTCCATGGGCGGCATCGACAGCGACCGCCTGCGCAAGGGCACGCTGGAAGACGAGGACTGGTCGAAGCTGACCGCCGCCATCAAGGATCTGCGTGGTGCGGAAATCCTGATCTCGCGCCCGCGCGCTGCCCGGGTGGAGCACGTGATCGCCCAGTTCCGCCGGCAGCACGCCAAGAAGCCGCTGGGCGTGGTGGTGATCGACTACCTGCAGCTGATGGAGACCCGCGGCGACAACCTTGCCGATGGTCTGGGCGATATCACCCGCGCGCTGAAACTCGCCGCCGGTGAGCTGGGCATCACGATCATCTTGCTGTCGCAGTTGAACCGAGAACTGGAGAAGCGGACGGACAAGCGCCCTGTAATGGCTGACCTGCGTTCCTCCGGCAGCATCGAGCAGGACGCCGACGTGATCGTCTTCATTTACCGGGACGAGTACTACAACAAGAACAGCCCCGACAAAGGCACGGCGGAACTGATCGTCGCCAAGCAGCGCGGTGGCCGCACCGGCACCGTCCGCGTGAAGTGCGACCTGAGCAAATACCGATTCGAAAACCTCGCCCAGGGCTGGTTGCCGGAGATCCGTGACCCCTCGGATGGCGCCACCACACCTCGGCCACGGTTCCGCAAGAGCGCACCCGGTGGCCGTGCGGCGATGCCCCAAGAGGCATGAACCATGAAATCGACCAACCAACTTGACCTGATCAGGAACTCCGATGAAGCCCTCGCCAAAGCCAACCGCGTCTCCGCCGAAGCTGCCCTCTACGACCCTCACTTCACTCCGGAAGAGCGTAGCCGCCGTGCAGCGCACTACCTCGCCGAGGCCGCAAGGTTCGAACGTCTCGCCGCTGGTGGTCGAGGGCCTGTCCTACGTGGTCGTGACCGCTCCCAAGAAGGAGCCAGCAGCGTTGGCCAACAAAGTCACCCTGCTGATGTCTGACGGCTGGTGGGTGCAGGGTGGCGTCACGATCTCCGGGCAGCTGCTTTACCAGGCGATGTCGAAGCGTGCTGCCGTGGCGGGTATCGACCGGGTCGCATCCGCCGCGACAGGTGAGTGGGTGGAGCCTGCATGAACCCGTTCCGCAAGAGTCGTCGCCCTGGCAACAGTGATCCGACCCCGGTGCAGGCTGCACGCATGACCGCTGCCAAGAACGGCCCGTGCATCCCATGCCTGTCTGGGGTGATGGGCGGCGTGATCGAGGCCCTGCACGCCTGCCGTGGCGGCTACGACGGCCAGCACGAGCGCCCGATGATGGAATACAACCACACCAAGAGCGGGAACATCCGCCGGGGCCATGGTTTCGGGTTCGCCACGTGCCTGTGGCACCACCACGGCAGCCAGCAGCTGCACGCGCTGGGACTGGACTACGAAACGGCCTACGCGCGCTGGGGCCCGAACCTGTTCGACCAGGCGAAGGTGTTTCATTTCGTGTTCGGCACCGACGACGACCTCATCGAGCTGCAGACCGAAGTGCTGAACCAGCGGGAGGCAGCATGAAAGCGGCCGACGTTAAAGCGGCATTTCCGACCGAGGCGGCCCTGTGCGAAATCTTCGTTCGCGATATCCGCGCGCTGGGCGGCTGGACTGTGTACCCGGAAACTGCCGGCTTCGACATGCTCTGTGTCTACGACCGCACGGGTCACCAGCTGGGCATTGAAGCCAAGCTGGCCCTGAACGCCAAAGTGGCGGACCAGATCACGCCCGACCATTACCAGGGCTATGACACCACCGGAATCGAAGGCCCCGACTTCCGCGCCGTGATCGTTCCCCAGATCACCGAGGCGTCGTCTGGAATCGCGAAGCTGCTGCGCATCGTCGGTGTGCAGGTGTGGGCGCCGAGCGATGGGTACCGCCACGGCTGGTCGTTCGAACAGGTGCTCAACAAGCACGGCCGCGGCAACCCGGACCGGCGAGAGTACGACCCGGCCGACGGCCCCCTGCTGAGTTGGGACATGGCGTGGCACGACTGGAACCCGGCGCACCGGTGCCGCTTGCCCGAGTTCGTGCCCGCGGTGGCATGTGGTGTGCCGTCTCCGATCCAACTCACACCCTGGAAGATCGGCGCCCTGCGCGTGCTCGCGGATCTTGAAGTGGACGGGTTCGTCACCGCCCGATCGGTTCGCGCCCACGGTATCGATGCACGCCGGTTCTGCGCCACCGACGGCTGGTTGACCAGCGCCGGTGATGGGAAGTGGACGCGGGGCAAGCTGCCGGCCTTCGACCTGCAGCATCCGGAGACCTACGCCCAACTGCTGAGCGAGGCGCGCGCTGCACGTGCCGCGGCGGCCGCATGAGCATCCGCATCAAGGACCAGGCGCAACCGTTCCGGCTGGGCAAGGGCGCCGAAGTGCGGACCGACGAATCGCTCGCGGCGCTGGAAAAGACGCTGGCCCGCGAAATCCCGAAGGCGCAGGCCCTGCTGGCCGGCATCCGCAAAGAACTGAAACAGCGCAAGAAACCGAGAACCCCATGAGCTACCAATATGAAGGGCAGACCTTCGAAACCCTGGCCGCCTTCCAGCGAGCCTTCCCCATCTATCGCGCTTACACGGACCTGATCAAGGCCGGGGTGAACAACCGCATCGACCTGGAACGGGCGATCGCTGTCAGGCACGGCAACGCCCGCAAGGTGTCGATCGGTGCGGCCCGGCGCCAGAACACGAAGTTCATTACCGGCCGGGGTGCTCGCAACTGAACCACCGAGGGAGCAAGGACAAGAACCACGACGCTCTAACGGCCCGGTTCGAACAGCTGGGCTGCAGCGTGGCCGACATGGCGACGTGCGGGGTTCCAGACTTCCCCGACGTGGTCGTGGGATGCATGGGCGTCGACCGATTGGTCGAATACAAGAACCCGGACACCGACTACGGCCGGCGAGGGCTGACGCAAGGCCAGCAGCGCTTCGCCCGAGACTGGCGCGGGTGCCGGCCCTACGAGGTGCGGACGGTCGAAGAGGTGACCGCCCTGGTCCAGAACTGGAGAAGGCCGCAATGACCCTGGACGAGCGCAAGGCCTACCTGTTGCAGCACTACCGGCTGTACATGGCCGAAGAGAACTTGGAGGCGATCAAACGTGTGGCAGCCCGCATGCGTCCGCACTTCGACCTGATGGTGCTGGATTGCCTGGACGAGACCTTCGACGAGGTGTTCGCAAGGATCTTGAAATCACCGCCCCAGCCAGCCAACCGCGAACGAACCGGGGAGACGTAATGCAGAGCTACAGGGGGAAGGAAATGACAACGGACGAAGCATGGCGCCAGTTGCGGATAGCGCTGTCCATGGCGCTGCCCGGATGTTTTGCGCTGGTGTCGCCGCAAGTGCTGCGGGTGCTGTTGGGGACCGCCGCGAAGAACGAACAGGAGGGGACAGGCGATGCAGGCTGACGATATGAGGAAGTGCCTGAAGGAGTGGGGACTGGCCACTGCCAATCGCTACTGCGTGACCCGTGCTGATCGTTCGGTTCACATGCTTGAGCAGGCTCGCGACATGGCCCCGGGAACGACCGAGAAGGCGCTGCGCCAGCTGGTGGGTCGGGACGGAACAGCCAGGCGCAAGCAGATGGCGAAGGTAGCGGAGATTCCCAAGATGGCCGTGGTGCCGATGTGGGCGGCGGAGCCGATCCGCGCCGCGAACGATGCGGATCATCCGCATGAGCGTGCTGAGATCGCGGTCGATGTCGGTATTCCTGATGGACTGATGTGGGTGGAACGCGCCGTGGCACAGTTGGGGCGATCGTATCCGCTACGCGCCCAGGTGATCCGTGCGGAGTACACGATATCGGCGAGCCAGGCAGTGAAGGTGCGGATGGTGCAAGAGCAGTTTGGAGGGCGTCTAACACTGCGTCAGTACCGCACCGAACTTGCGCGCGCGCTGGAGTGGTTCGTTGGACGAATGGCCGCGTAGCAAAGGTTTCCAAATGGGTGTTGACAGTGACGTCACGGGATGGCAGCTTTGTGTCACTGTCAAAAATTGCCTTCGAAGAAAGCCCTCGCCACCCGGCGGGGGTTTTGCGTTTTGGGGTGCTGTCCGGTGTACGTCTCAGTCCGGCAGAGCGCACGGGAGCCATCCTGTGGCGGGTGGGTTCAAATCCCATCACCGGCTCAGCGCCTTGTTTCATCCAATCCCTCGGGGATCCACATGCTGCCCACTGCCAACCAAATCGAGGCAGCGGTGGGATGCACGGGCGTGGTCGCGCGCCGGTTCGCTGAGCCGCTGCACGAGGCGTGCAAGGTCTACGAGATCAACACGCCTCGCAGGCTGGCAGCGTTCTATGCCCAAACAGGGCACGAGTCGTCGAACTACACCGCCCTGGTGGAGAACCTGAACTACTCGGAAGAAAGGTTGCGGGAAGTCTGCCTGGATGCGGCCAAGGGCTCGCGCTGGCGCTCCCTGCTACCGCGCGTACATGAGCTGGCCCGCAACCCGAAAGGCTTGGCCAATGCGGCCTACGGCGGCCGGATGGGCAACGGGGACGAGGCCTCGGGCGACGGTTGGAAATACAAGGGCCGCGGCATCATCGGCAACACAGGCAAGACGAACTACGAATCGATCTCCGAACTGCTGGTGGCCAAGCTGGGCACCGCGCCGGACTTCGTGCTTCACCCGGAAGAACTGGAAACCCCGCGCTGGGCAGCCATGGCGGCGGCAGCCTTCTGGGATGACCACGATCTCAATGAACTAGCCGACAGGGGGCAGTTCGACCTCATCACCAGCCGCGTGAATGGCGGCAAGCACGGTGCTGCGGATCGAAGAGCACGACATGCCCGCGCCTTGCGGGCGTTGAGTTCATGACCGTGGATCTCGAACCACGTGAAGACGGCAGGACGCATGTCTCCTTGGGGCCGGTCGAGAAGTGGGTGATCAGCCTCATTGCGTTGGCCATCGCTGGCGCCGGCGCGTGGCAGGTGAAGTCCACCCAGACCCTGATCGTGCAAGCGGCGGTAACGAACGAACAGCTACGCAGCATCAACCTGCAGATGTCAGACGTTCCCAGCATCAAGCTCGAACTGGCCAAGCACGCCATCGAGATCAAGCAGCACGACGACGAAATCAAAGAACTCCGACAAGACCGAGGCGATAAATGAACCTGCTCATCCTGCTCGCGTTATTCATTGCGGCTGTGCTTCTGGCCGCTGTTGCTGTCCGCGCCATTGGTGGCAACTTGACCATGGTCGACGACTGGAAGAAGGCCTGGAAGTTTTACTCCGTCTGGGCCATGGCGCTGGTTGCGGCCCTGCCTGACATCTACAACGCCATGATCAGTTCGGGCTTGCTAGGAGGCGATGACGCCCCAAGCGCGCTCACGTGGGGAATACGTATCGGTGCGATCGGTGCCCTGCTGCTTAGGCTGGTAAACCAGCAGAAGCCGCCATTGCCAGACGATACGGACAAAGCTGGCGCCTGATGGAAGCCTTCTGGATCATCGTGGCCTGCACCGTGCTGGTGGTGGTCGCCGTGGTCGTGGCCATCATCGTCCTAGCTCGCTTGGGAAATATCCCGTGACTCTCCTGCTGAATCCCTACTTCTGGGTGGCGGCGGTCCTCTCGCTGGCACTGGCGTTCTTTGGTGGCTGCAGCACCGGCGCTTCGAAGTGGGAAGGCAAGTACGACGCCGAGGTGGCCGCCCACAAGGCGACCAAGCAAGTTCATGCCGCGGTGCTGACCGACCTCGCCGCAAAGACCAAGGCGACAGTCGAAGCGGTCAAGGCAGCAGGCGAGCAGTACCGGACCGACCGCCGCGCGAACGACTCGAATCACAAGCAGGAACTGGCCAATGCGAAATCCAACCATGCTGCTGTTGTGCGTGATCTGCGCAATGGCGATCTCCAGCTGCAAGACCACTGGACCGGTTATCAGCCCTTCGGCCCCGAAGGTGGAGCTTTCACCCCTGCCGGCGGACAAGATGGCTACGCCGAACTTCGGTTCCAGAGCGCGGCAGAGGATGTTCAAGCCGGAGACGAAGCCGACGCCTGGATCGGATGGCTCCAGCGGGAAGTGATCAACACCCGCAAGGCCTGCGCTGCTGAGGGTATTGCCCCATGAAGATCAACCGACTGACCCAAGCGATCAGGGAAATCCTGTGGGCACAGAGCCTGGGCCTCATCCCGTGAAGGCCCCGCGTTTCGAGGTGTACCAAGACAAGAAGCTCGCATGGCGCTGGCGCCTGAAGGCTGCCAATGGGCGCATCGTCGCCCAGGGTGAGGCGCATACCCGTGAGCGTGATGCCTGGCGTGCAGTGGAGACGGTCCGGCTGGCAGCAGTGAAGGCCGCGGGCTGATGCCCAAGGCTGCACCAAAGCATCGTCCATTCACACCTGCTGCCAGGCGTCACTGCCCAGTGGAGCAAGTGAAGCCAGGCGAGAGCAGGGACCCCAAGCCATGGATGTATGGAAGGACATGGCGCAAGGCTCGCCTGGTCTTCCTTGCAGCCAACCCGTTATGCGTGGCGTGTGAGGCAATAGGCAGGATCACTGCTGCCACCGACGTGGACCACAAGGAAGCGCATCGAGGCAGCTGGTCGAAGTTCTGGGATGAGGGCAACTGGCAGGCGCTCTGCCATCCCCATCACTCAAGCAAGACCGCCAAGGAAGATGGCGCGTTCGGCAATAAGAAGAAGCAGGCATGACGATCACAGAAGCAACAGCCCGCGAACTGATCGAAGCGTTGAAAGAGAACACCTTGGTCATCAAGGGCCTGACAGGCGTCCTCATTGATGACCGTGAGCAGGAAGAGCAGGCTGACACGTCCGAGCAAGCCAAGCCCGCCACCTACATGGATGGAACACCACGGCCATGAATGTAGGGAGGGGGAGGTCAAATCTCTGGAGCGTTTACTTCGTTCAACGTGCGCCCAGCCAAATTAACGCACCGTCAATTGAGAAAAATGGTTTTTTGAGACAGGAACATGGCACGCCCTAAGAAGCCCCACAACCTGAAGGTGGTCGCCGGCACGGCTCGGCCCGATCGGGAAGGTCCGCCCATCGTCGAGCTGCCGCTGGCTGATGATGTTCCGCCGCCGCCGGACTGGTTGCCGAACGCCCACGCCATCAAGGAATGGAACCGCTTGGCCCCGATCCTCGTGGCCAACAAGCTGTTGACGACCGCCGGCCTGTCGACGCTCGGTCACCTCTGTTCTTTGCACGGCGGCATGGTCCAGCTGTCCAGCGCGAACATCGCGCCGACGGCATCGACGTTTGCGCAGTACCGCGCCCTGGCGAATGACTTCGGTCTGACGCCGGTCGCCCAGGGAAAGGTCAGGCCGCATGGCGACACGCCGCAAGAAAACGAATTCACGAGCAACGGCCGCAAGCCGAAAGCCGCCACCCGTTGATCCAAACGATTTCGTCGCGGTCGCGCAGGCCTATGCGCGGGAAGCGATCGCAGACAAGAAGGGGAAGAAGTTCGGCCGCCTGATCAGGCTGGCAGCGCAGCGGTTCATTGATGACCTGAAGCGGGCAAAGACCCGCGGCAACCCTTTCATATTCGATGCCTGGCACGCCACCGACGCCTGCGACTTCATCCAGAAGCTGCCGCATGTCGAGGGTGTTTGGAAGAACCCGGACGGATCCCCGCAGCCGAACATCGTGCTGCACCCGTCGCACGTGTTCTTCATCGTCCAGCTGTTCGGCTTCCGCAAGCTCGATGGCACGCGGCGCTTCACCTCGGCCCTGTTCGCGGTGGCCAGGAAGAACGCAAAGAGCACGCTCGCTTCGGCGATCTTGCTGTATTGCCAGTGCTGCGAAGACGAGGCCGGTGCCCAGATCATCAGCGCCGCCACCACCGGCAGCCAGGCAAGAATCATCTTCAACGTCGCCAAGCGGATGGCGGAAAAGAAAAAGACCCTGCGCGAAGCCTTCGGGCTGGAGTGCTGGGCGAATGCGGTCACCCGGTTTGGCACGGGCTCGAGCTTCAAGCCAATCAATGCAAAGGCGTCGACGCAGGATGGTTTGAATCCGTCCCACGTCGCGCTCGATGAGATCCATGCACACAAAAGCCCGGACCTGCTGAACGTGCTGACCAGCGCGGCCGGCGCCCGCGCTTGCCCGCTCTGGCTTTACACAACGACGGAGGGATACAGCAACCCCGGGCCCTGGTCCGAAATCAGGCAATTCGCCAAGCAGCTGCTGGACGGGGTGTTCGGCTACAAGGCTGACCACTTCCTCGCGGTCTTCTACGCGGTCGACGACGGCGATGGCGACTTCGACGAGTCGGCTTGGTTGAAGGCGAACCCGCTGGCGGACACCAACCCGCACCTGATCGCCGCAATCCGCAAGGAGGCAGTCGAGGCGGGCGCCATGCCGTCGAAGCTGGCGGAGTTCCAGATCAAGCGGTTGAACCGCCCCGCGTCCGCCGCCAACGGTTTCATCTTGCTGCCGAAGTGGAACAAGTGCGACGGCGTTGTCGACCTGGAAGCGCTGCACGATGCGCCGTGCTGGGGTGGGCTGGATCTGTCAAGCACCACCGACCTCACGTCGTGGCGCCTGGTGTGGAAGGTGGAGGACAAGTTCTACACGTGGGGCCGTCGCTGGGTGCCGGCGGGTGCAGTCGCTCGCCGTACCGAGCGCGGCACGGTGCCGTATGCGGGCTGGGTCGCTTCAGGCCTTATGGAAGAAACCGAGGGCGACGTCGTCGATTACTCGGTAATCGAAGCCGCGGTGCTTCAGGACTGCAACCGTTTCAACATGCAGAAGGTCGCGTTTGACCGGTGGAACGCCACTGACCTGGTGAGCCGCCTGCAGCCGCAGCTGCCCGAGGATCTGCTGGTGGAATTCGTGCAGGGTCCCAAGTCGTATCACCCCGCAATGCAGGCGCTGGAACGTGCCTACATCAGCGGCACCCTGGTCCATGGCGGTGATCCCGTCTTGGCATGGAACGCCGCCAACCTCATCGCCCGCCAGGATCAGAACTTGAACCTTGCGCCTGACAAGAAACGATCCACCGAGAAGATCGACGATATGTGCGCATTGATTATGGCCCTGGGTGTT